TGATGAAGCTAAGGTAAAAGAAGAAGAAGACGAAGATGACGAGGAAGAAGAAGTCGAGGAATCTGCAGATGATGCAGAAGACGAAGACGAAGAACCCGAAGTCAAAGAAGTTTCTATTCCGAAGACCAAAGCTGGAGTTATTCAAGCAGCAGTTGATATGTTGAAGAAAGCTAGAAAAGAAGATGCGCAGAAAATATATGCTAAAATGGCGAAAGTCGATGAATCCGAAGATGATGGATCCGTTGCTAAGAGTATTAAGGCCGCTCCACAGAAGAAAAACGAACTTAAGGCGAAAGCTAAAGTTGAGTCCGTTGACTTCTCTGAAGACCTAGATGCTGTAATCGCTGAAGAAGCTACTTTATCTGATGGATTCCGTGGCAAAGCCGGTGCAATTTTTGAGGCAGTACTTACTAGTAAGCTATCTCAAGAAATGGACAGACTTGAAACTGAGTACGCGCAGAATCTTGAAGAAGAAGTTTCCGATGTTAAAAGTGAATTAGTTGAGAAGGTTGATTCCTACTTAAACTATGTTGTTTCTAACTGGATGGAGACTAATGAAGTTGCAGTAACCGAAGGTCTTAGGACTGAAATTGCTGAAGACTTTATGACTTCTTTACAAGCAGTGTTCAAAGAACATTATATCGATGTACCCGAAGGTAAAGTTGATTTGGTAGACGATCTCGCCGAACAAGTTGCTGAACTGGAAGTTACATTAAACAAAACCACAGAAGATAATATCAAACTACATGAATCAGTTCAAACTTTAGAAAGAGCTGATATAGTAAGAGAACAATCTTCAGGGCTTGCCGACACAGAAGCTGAGAAGCTAGGCGCTTTGGTTGAAGATATTGAATTCGATAACAAAGATAACTTTGAAATGAAAGTTAAAGTTGTTAAAGAGTCATACTTCACAAAAGCAATTAGTGAATCAGTAGATGAACTATCAAGCATTGCAGGTACTGACGAGGTTCAAACCGAAGTTAGTGATGTTATGTCAAGATATACACAAGCAATCTCAAAATTTAACAAGTAATCTAATAGGAGAAAAACATAAAATGTTTAATTCAGATACAAATCTAATGGAAAAATGGTCTCCAGTACTAGAACACGGTGACGTACCTAGTATTCAAGACAAGTACAAGAAGGCTACTGTAGCCAGATTGTTGGAAAACCAAGAAATGGCACTTCGCGAAGATGCCGCAAATATGGGCGGAAACTTCATCTCTGAAGCAGCTGCACCTAACTCAGGCGCCGGTGGCGCTAACCTGGCTACGTTTGATCCCGTTCTTATCTCTTTGGTAAGACGTGCAATGCCTAACCTCATCGCTTATGATATCGCTGGCGTTCAGCCAATGACTGGACCTACTGGTCTTATCTTTGCAATGAAGTCTAAGTACAGCACACAGGGTGGAGCTGAAGCACTATTCGGCGAAGCTGATACAGACTTCTCTGGAACTGGAACTCATCAAGCAGATCCAACTGGTTTAGTTGGTGTTGTTGATGCTGACACAGATGGTAGTATCGCTGATACTGCTGACACAATCTCTACTCACGGTGAAGGTCTTACGACTGCAGCTGCTGAAAGACTTGGTGTTGGTGAGTCTGGTGACGGATCATTTGGTGAAATGGCATTCTCAATCGAGAAAGCTACAGTAACTGCTAAGTCACGTGCTCTTAAAGCAGAGTACACTATGGAATTAGCTCAAGACCTTAAAGCAGTACACGGTCTAGATGCTGAAGCAGAACTTGCTAATATTCTTTCTTCTGAAATCCTTGCGGAAATCAACAGAGAGTTAATTAGAACTGTCTATAAGAAAGCTACTATTGGTGCTTTGACTTCAAACGTTGCTCTTAAAGGTGCGTTTAATGTTGACACAGATGGTGACGGTCGTTGGATGGTTGAGAAGATCAAAGGTCTTATTATGCAAATCGAAAGAGAAGCTAATCAGATCGCCAAAAGCACTAGACGTGGAAAAGGTAACTTTATTGTTGTTTCTTCTGACGTAGCTTCTGCAATTGCAGCTGCTGGTGTTATGGACTATGCTCCTGCAATGTCTACTGGACTTCAGGTTGATGATACTGGTAATACCTTTGCTGGTGTTATGAGTGGAAGAATCAAAGTATATATTGATCCATATGCTACTGGTGACTTCGTATGTGTTGGTTACAGAGGTACTAACCCATATGATGCTGGTCTATTCTATTGCCCATACGTTCCTTTAACTATGGTTAAAGCCGTTGGTGAGAATGACTTCCAGCCTAGAATCGGATTCAAGACAAGATACGGTATGCAGCAGAACCCATTCGTGGGTGTTGCAGCAGGTGCTGGTACAGATCGTGCCAACCCGTACTTCAGAATCTTCCGTGTTGACGGACTTATGACTTAATTTTAAGTTATATTGATTCACCTAAAGGGACTCTTCGGAGTCCCTTTTTTTATGCCTTATATTTTAACCCTTATAAATACTATTATGGAAGACACATACGAAGATGGAAGATGGAATTGGTGGGGACTGCTGGACATAGAGCCAGAAGAGGAACAGGAAGAAAATGACACTAACAACAAATAAGAATTTTTTGAGCCCTGTAGGGTTTCAATTTAAGATTAATGCTAAGGAGTTTCCTAACATTGAGTATTTCTGTACTGCTGTAACATTGCCGGGTATATCTTTATCAGAATCTGTAATACCCTTTAGAGGCGTAAATGTTGCTATGACAGGTGATAGACTTAATTTTGATGATCTAGCTATACGATTTAATGTGACCGAAGACATGGATAACTATGTTGAAATGTTCAATTGGATGCATAATATCATAAAAGACCCTAAAGGTGAATCATATAAATTTGATGCCACATTGTCTATTCTTACATCACATAACAATGTAAGTAAAGAAATTTCATTTAAAGATTGTTTCCCTACATCACTATCTGCCATGGAATTTTCAACACAACAAACCGATATCGAATACTTGCAAGCTGATGCTTCATTCAAGTATACATACTATGAGATAAAATAAAGGTTTACTTTTGTCTGTATTTGTAGTATAATAGTACTTAAAACAGATTATTTTTAAACCAGTGAGATTACATTATGAATAACTTAGAAAAAATATTAGAAATGTGGAAGAAGGACTCTCTCATAGACGAGATGAGACTTGATGAATCCTCCCGGGATTCGGCTAAACTCCACTCCAAATACCTAGAACTATATAGCGTAAATAAGATGAGACTTAAAAAGCTCGATCTTGACTTTAAGATTATTCTTAGAGATAAGTTTATGCATTATAACGGTAAACTAACTAAAGCAGAGATGGACGAGAAAGGGTGGGATTATGATCCACTTAATGGGTTAACCGTACTTAAAGGTGATATGGATAAGTGGTATGACGCCGATCCAGTTGTTCAAGCTCATCAAGCCAAGATGGAATATACCAAAGAGATGTGTGATTGTCTTAAAGAGATAATGGAGAACATTAAGTGGCGTCATCAGAATATCAAGAATATGATCGAGTGGAGAAAGTTCACTAGTGGTATTTAAAATATACGAACATAGATATGCCTTTAAGGGGCAGTTTGCATATGCCGCTGATATGATTAGATCATCTTTAGAAATGATGGGTCACACCGAAGGGGATAGTCCAGACTTGCACGTATATAACCATACGTGTAGAGACTTAGAACCGGACATGCCAAAGAATAGTATCATATTCAAACCTACAGCACCTACCAGCAAACACTTTCAAATATGCGATACTGGGTATGCTAATAGTTCTGCTCTTACATTCGAGGATCCAACTGTATACACTGATTGGAGAATATATGACACTACCGAGTGGAATGAAATACAATCCCTCATAGCAAGAAGAGCTAATAAGTGGGATCAATCAGTTCTAATAAACGGTTGGGATGAAGTTAAAGATATAACGGACGATCACATACTTGTTATAGGTCAGATGCCAGAAGACGAGACTGTAAATGGTTTTGGATTTAAAGGTCATATTAGTAGGATAGATATGATTCTTGATAAACTAGAAGGGGAGAATATAGTACTTAAACTGCACCCCAATTATAAGCCATCATTACCTGCAGAGAAACGAGCTTATAGAAAATGGGAAGAAATGAGTAATGTGCAAATTCTAAAAGGGTTTACCACAATACATTCTGTGTTACCTAAGACTCGTGTTGCTATAGTAGATAATAGTACTGCTGGTATAGAGTGCATGATGCATGATGTTCCTATGATTACATATGGCTATCCAGACTATCATTGGGTTACCCAAGATATGAGATCCTTAACTCAGCTACGAGGTATGATAGCTACAGTTGACCGATGGTACGATAAAGAATTAACACGAAGGTTCTTATGTTACTATATTTTTGAGTACCTTTGTAGCGATATAGATACTACTATGAATAGACTGAAAGAATTATTATAATGGATATAATAAAAGTCAAAAAGAAGAATGAATCCTTCTTGGAGATAATCACAGATCCCTCCATAGAGATGGAACTAGCGGAACACTTTTGTTTCTATGTTCCTGGCTATAAGTTTATGCCAGCATATAAGAACCGTATGTGGGATGGTAAGATTAGACTCTTTGATTTGAGAAAGAAAACTTTGTATTCTGGATTGTTTCAGTATATGCAGGAGTTTGCTAACGCTCGACAGTATGATATACAACCAGAACCTAATAGAACATATGGTTTAGCTGGTACAAAGAATATAATCGACATACCTGCATTGCTTAATGAGATAACTCTTACAGCGGGTGGTAATGAAATAACACCTCGTGACTATCAGATCGCAGCACTAGAACATGCTCTTATTAATGGTCAGTCCCTACTACTATCACCTACCGCTTCTGGTAAGTCACTTATTATTTACTTAGCTATTAGACACTTCTTGGAAGAGTCCGATCAAAGTGTTTTACTTATTGTACCTACTACCTCTCTGGTAGAACAGATGTACTCTGACTTTGCCGACTATTCACAGTTTGATGAATGGGAAGTAACCGAGAACTGTCATAAGATTTATGCAGGTAAAGAGAAATATAACGTCAAGCCGCGAGTTATCATTACCACTTGGCAGTCAATATATAAAGAAAGTTCAGGATGGTTCCAGCCCTTTGGTATGGTTGTAGGTGATGAAGCACACGCTTTTAAAGCTAAGTCATTAACTTCTATCTTAGAGAAGTGTACTGAGTGTAGATATAGAATGGGTACTACAGGTACTCTGGATGGAACTCAGACACACCAATTAGTATTAGAAGGGTTATTTGGTCCAGTACATAAGGTTACTACTACTAAAAAATTAATGGATAACAACGATTTAGCTCAGTTAGATATTAATGTACTATTATTAAAGTATGCTGACGAGTTTTGTAAGATTAAAAGAGACTATCAGCAAGAGATGGACTTTATTGTGCAGTATGAACCTAGAAATAACTTTATATCTAATCTAGCTATAGACTGTACGGGTAATACCCTTGTACTGTTCCAGTATGTAGATAAGCACGGTAAACCCCTTCATAACATGCTACGAGAGAAGCTAAAGGGTCAAGAGAGAAATCTGTTCTATGTAAGTGGAGAAACCAACGTTGACGACCGAGAAAATGTCAGAGCTATTACCGAAACGCAGGATGACGCGATTATTGTGGCGAGTATGGGTACTTTTAGTACTGGTATCAATATTAAGCGTCTTCATAATATCATATTTGCTTCGCCTAGTAAGTCACAAATTAGGGTTCTACAGTCGATAGGTAGAGGATTAAGAAAGTCTGCTGATGGTATAGATACTAAGGTGTATGATATTGCAGATGATTTACATTGGAAGAGTAAGAAGAACTATACCTTGGTTCATGCTGCAGAGCGCATTAAAATATATGCTAAAGAAAAATTTGACTACAATGTTTACGATATAAATATATAATATGAAAGACTTAAACATACGGAATTTTAAACTAATCAACGGTGATAATATCATCGCTTTAGTGAGCAGTGACAACCCAGAAAACTATCTTGTTGAAAGGCCTGTTTCTGTCTATAGCACTATGATTGGTGGTTACCAGTTTAGCCCATGGTTTCCCTTCTCTGAGCAAAAGAGATATACCATTGATAAACATAACATCATGACCAGTTCTAGTGTAGTGGACGAGATAAAGAAAGAGTATATTAAATATTCACTCTCGGCCAAAGCGGCCTTCGAGCCTCCGGAGAGTCAAGAGTCATTATTAAATAGAATTACAGATGAGATTACTTCACGATTTGAAGTAGAAGATACAGAGTATGAAGATGAAGTTCACCCCGTGGATTACATTAATAACCTTAAGGATACCATACATTAATTGTGGTATACCTCTAACCCCCCGGTTGACTTATATATTATATCATATGCTTGTCATTTTGTCAACACCTTTCTGCAATTAAATTAATTTAAATAACACTTTACTTTTACCTCTAAATGTGTTATAATATATCTATTATGGAGGAAACCCAATATGACTAAACTAAAACCTAAAGAAAAACCACATTATGTGAATAACCGAGACTTCTCTGAAGCAGTCTACGACTATGCAAAATCTGCACTTGAAGCACGTACGGATGATACCGTGATGCCTATAGTGAATGACTATATTGCCACATGCTTTATTAAGATCGCAGAAGGACTATCACATAGACCTAACTTTGTACGGTATACTTACCGAGAAGAAATGGTCATGGATGCAGTAGAAAACTGTCTACGAGCTATTGGTAACTATAACATAGAAGCTGCGACTAGGACGGGTAAACCTAATGCGTTTTCTTACTTCACTCAGATATGCTATTTCGCCTTCATTAGACGGATTACCAAAGAGAAGAAGCAACAGGATATCAAGTTTAGATATATTGAGAAATGTGGCGTTGAGGACTTTGTTGCTATGGGTATGGACGGAGAAGGTGCCGAACAAACTATGCAATATGTAGATACCCTAAGAAACAGAATTGATCAGGTAAAACACAAGGACGCTAAGATTAAAGAATTTGCCAAAGAAGAGAAGCTTAAATCCAAAGATAAACTAGAACTATTTATGGTATAACATTATGAAAGTAGCAATATTAAATGATACTCATTGTGGAGTAAGAAACTCATCAGATATATTTTTAAACTACCAAGGCCGATTTTATAACGAAATTTTCTTTCCGTATCTTAAAGAACACAATATCAAAAATATCCTGCATCTAGGTGATTACTATGAACACCGAAAATTCGTTAACTTCAAAGCTCTAAATCAGAACCGAAGAGATTTCCTAGAGCCCATGAGAGATGCTGGCATTACTATGGACATAATCCCTGGTAACCATGATGTGTTTTACAAGAACACTAATGAGCTATGTTCCCTTAAAGAACTCCTTGGGTACTTTACTAGTAACGTAAACATTATAATGAAGCCCACTGTGTTGGATTATGACGGACTTGGAGTCGCAGTTATTCCATGGATTAATAATGCCAACTATAAAGAGTATGTTGACTTTGCATTGAATTGTAAGGCTCCTATTCTAGGTGCTCATTTGGAGTTAAAAGGTTTTGACTTATTGGCTGGTGTACCTAATCCCCATGGTATGAGTGCAGATATATTCTCACGGTTTGAGCAAGTAGTCTCTGGTCATTTCCATACAAGATCGAGCCAAGGCAATGTGTCGTATTTGGGTTCTCAGATGGAATTCACTTGGGCAGATGTAGATGATCCTAAATTTTTCCACGTATTAGATACGGAGACCAGAGAGATTACTCCAGTCCGTAACCCTATTACTATGTTTAAGAAGGTTATATATGACGACACTAAGACAGATTATAGTAACTTAGATGTATCACAGTACGCCAAAAAGTTTATTAAACTCATTGTTATAAATAAAACTGACTTGTATATGTTTGATAAGTTTGTAGATAAATTACAATCAATCGAAACATATGAGCTGAAGATTGCAGAGTCGTTTGAAGAGTATCTGGGAGAAAGCGTTGCAGACGATAAAATATCCCTAGAAGATACCACAGAACTTCTTGATTCATATGTCAATGCAGTAGAGACAGATTTAGATAAAGACCACATCAAAATTGAATTAAGAAAACTATATACTGAAGCACAAAACCTCGAGGTAGTATGATACAATTTAAATCATGTAGGTGGAAGAACTTTTTATCCACTGGCGACGAATTCATTGAAGTTAAACTAGACAAATCACCAACCACACTTATTGTAGGCCAAAATGGAGCTGGTAAATCAACACTACTAGATGCTCTATCATTTGGACTCTTTGGTAAACCTCACAGAGACATTTCAAAGCACCAACTGGTTAATTCTATTAATGGTAAGAAAGCTGAAGTGGAAGTAGAGTTTGATATTGGTAACGCAGAGTTTAAGATTGTTCGTGGTATTAAACCTAACAAGTTTGAGATATGGCAGAACGGTAACATGACAAATCAAGCATCTAATATGCGAGATTTTCAAAAGTACTTAGAGGTTAACATCTTAAAACTAAACCACAAGTCATTCCATCAGGTTGTGGTTCTAGGTAGTAGTTCCTTTATACCCTTTATGCAACTACCAGCATGGAGTCGTAGAGCAGTCATTGAAGACCTATTGGATATTCAGATATTCTCCAAGATGAATATGTTACTAAAGGAAAGAAACTCCAAGATCAAAGAAGAGCTTACAGATATTAACCATCAGATAGAGCTATATAAGACTAAGATGGATTCACAAACTAAGTACATTAATGATCTACAGTCTATCAATAAGGATATGATAGAACAGAAGCGTCAGTCAGTAGAAGACCACAAGACAGAGATTACAGCACTCTTTTCAGACTCCAGAGATATTGGTAAGAATCTAACTGTGGGTATTGATGCCGGAGAAAAAGCACATAGTATATTTTTGGAAAGAATGTCCGACATCAAATCGGCACAGGCACAGAACAATGGTAAGATAAAGGCCTTAGTGAAAGATGCTAGGTTCTTTGAAGATAACGATAATTGCCCTACGTGTGAGCAAGAGATTGACTCCGATATTAAGACAACTAAACTTAACGGCATTAAGAGTGATGCTGCCGAAGTTCAGAATGATATCCAAACCATACAGAAAGAAGTTGGTATAGCTGAAAGAGAAGGTGTTGAGATTAAGAATAAGCTCAATGAGCTCAGACAGAGACAGCAACGTATCAATTCAAACAATGATAAGATTTCTGTTATACAAAGAGAGGTAGATAAAGTCCAGAGCCAAATTGACGGACTATCAGGCCAGACTGGAGACCTTAAAGGTGCTAAGAATGAATTAGGCCAGTTAAGAGATTCTAAAGATTCTGCTACCGAAAAGAAGCTAGAGTATGTTGAAGAAAGAACATACAATGAAGTTATCGGAGAGATGTTAAAGGATACTGGCATTAAGACTAAGGTCATTAAACAGTATCTACCAGTAATGAATAGGCTAATCAATAACTATCTACAGATTCTGGACTTCTTTGTTGCGTTTCATTTGGATGAAAACTTTAACGAGACTATCAGATCTAGGCATCGTGATTCATTTAACTATGCATCATTCTCGGAAGGTGAGAAGCAACGTATTGACTTGTCTTTACTATTCACTTGGAGACAGATAGCTAAGATGAAGAACTCCGCCAGCACCAATCTTTTGATTCTGGATGAGACATTTGACTCCAGTTTGGACGTGGATGGTGTAGAGAACCTTACCAAGATTCTGAGCACTCTGGATGATGATTCCAATGTGTTCATCATATCTCACAAAGGTGATATGCTAGAGAACAAGTTTAGATCCAAGATCGAGTTCTTCAAGCACAAGAATTTCAGTAAAATCAGGTAAAGCTCAGCCCTTATAACTTTTAGTTATATGTTTATACTAACAAAGTATAAGAAAAATGCAATTAGGCGTACTTATTTCGCGCGAAGGTGTTTACAGCCACCCCGAAAGGTGATATAATATACATATATTAAGAAATAAGGAGTTTAATATGAACAAGTCACTATTACCGAAATTACTCGCCAGAGAGAATGTTACTATACAACATGGTAATTTCAAAACAGCTTGGTTCGATATTAAGAATAGAGTATTGGGTCTACCCCTCTGGGATGATATGCACAAAGATGTATATGACCTGTTTGTCGGCCATGAAGTTGGTCACGCATTAGAGACTCCATTTGAAGGATGGCATGACAGCCCTGAGAAACTTAAAGGTTGCCCTAGGTCTTATATCAACGTGGTAGAAGATGCCAGAATTGAAAGAAAGGTTCAAACTAGGTATCCTGGTCTGGTCGGTTCTTTTAATAGAGGTTACGAACAGTTACTCAAAAGAGAGTTCTTCGGTCCTCTTACCGATGTTGACTGGGATCAAGTCAAACTAATAGACAAGATCAATCTTAAAACAAAACTCGGCACAAAGCTCGAAGTTCCATTTACTCCTGAAGAAAATACATTCCTAGTTCGTTCACTTACTACAGAGACCTTTGACGAGGTCTTGGTCTTAGTGAGAGACATCTTGGACTGGACTAATGAGAACCAAGAAGAGTTGATGCAGAAACCAGAGCCTCAGCCAGAACAGTCCAATGACACCTTTGAGGAATCCGAGAGTCAAGACCCTACCGAAAACATGGGTCATGACGACATGCCAGAAGAAGAGGAAGAAGAGGGAAACCCTGAAGACTCTCCTAGTGCAGAAGGAAACACTGAAGACTCTCCCGAAGAAGAAGAAGCTCAAGAAGAAGAAGAGGCCGTCGCTGCAGAGGAACCAGTACACAGTGAACTGACTGATGAATCTATCACTGATACAATCTTTAGAGAAAAAGAGAAAACCCTAACAATGGGTGACGAAGATAGACAACCATCATATATCGGCGATGTTAACAAAGAGGCCTTAGATAAGATAGTAATTAACTATTCTAAACTCAAAGAAGATAGAATGAAACACGCTACACATAAGGCAGAAATTTATGGTGCAAAACCTTTGGTTGACCAAGTTGTCTTTAAACAGTATGTCAAGGGCCTAAAGAAAAATGTCCAAGTTGCAGTAAAAGAATTTGAAATGAGAAAG